CTCGCGCGCGCGCACTCGGAGTCCGAGTACCGGGCGAAGGTGAAGGAGCTGATGGAGCGGTGCGCCGAGTACGGCGCCGAGCTCGAGCGGCTGCGCGGGCAGCGTGCCGGGTGCGGGTATCCTAGCTGCATGGTGGATGGCCGCTGCGCCAGAATGTGGGCGGGCGAGTGTTCTGGGCCAAAACAACAGGAGAGTACGGATGGAAAAACCGCCTGACTTCGACGCCCTCTTTCGGCTGCTGCGCGACGCGATCATCGCGGCGATTGGCATCCTGCTGTTCTGCGCGCTTTTTGTGGAGGTGATGACATGAGCGACCCCATCAACCCGAACCATTACAAGGCCGGCGAGATCGAGTGCATCGACGCTATCGAGGCGCAGCTCTCGCCGACGGAGTTTCGCGGGTACCTGCGCGGGCAGGTGGCGAAGTACAACTGGCGCCTAGGGCTAAAGGATTCAGTCGAGCAGGACGCAAAAAAGATGCTCTGGTACGCCTCGATGCTGGCCGGCGTGGACCCGAGGGAGCGCTAGCATAGGCCGCGCGGCGGTCAGCCGAACTTGCGGCGCAGGTAGTCCATCGAGAGCGGCATCAGGTCGTAGTTTCCGCTGCGCACCTCGTTGAGAACGACGATGCCAGACCACTCTGATCGCTGCACGTCGTCCGGGCGGTAGCCCTCGTGGTCGATGTAGAAGCGCCCGCAGACCAGGCCGTGCTTCACATGGTCGGGGTACTGCTTCGACCCGTACAGGAACCCCTGCTGGTGGCCCTGCACGAAGCTCGAGCCGATATGCCCGAGGCGGCTCGTGATGGTGCCGCCGATTGGGCGACCCGAGAACGGGTTCGGGAAGTAGTGGCAGTACTTGATGCCGTCGATCTCGACGATCTCAAGGAACTTCGGGCGCTCCCAGTCGAGCGTCTGGCAGTTGTGCGAGCCGATGGTGCCCTGCCACTTCGGCTCGCGCTTTGCTACACGGTCGGCGCGGGCCTCGTGGTTGCCGGGCACGAACACCTTACGCGGCGTCCAGTACTTGCGCTTGCCGCGGATGCGCCGGTCAATCTCGGCCTGCATGGGCGCGCACAGGCGCCGGAATGCCTCGTTGCCGGCCTCGACATCCTCCTGGTACCGGGTGCCCTCGAGCTCCTCGGAGCCGGGTTCGTTGTGCGAGTTTAGCGACGGGAAGTCCCACCAGTCTCCAATGCAGACGATGACATCCGGCTGGTACTCGACGATCGCTCGCGCCGCCCAGTCAACATGCTCTGTGTTGGCGCCCGGCCTAATCTGGGCGTCTGGGATGATTAGGTGCCGCCTGGGGGTCATTTTTTAGTCGTGGAAAATGTACTGCTGGACTGATGCAATAAGGACGCCAGGATGTCCACGAACACCTCGTCGTCGTTTAGCGGGTGGTTCATCTCCGTCAACATCGAGTGCGCCCACTCGTGACAGAAGGTTTGCTGTAGCTCGGTGTCGCCCAGATCGCCGCGTAGGTCGATGCGGTGACGGGTCGGGTCGTACATCCCGACGGTATCCATCGAATGCGGCCACCGGGTGCGCGGGATGATCCGCACCGTGACCTCGTGGCCGTGCAGCTGGAACCGACGCGGGATCTGCAGCCGGGCGTGGCGGTCACGACGAGGTGGCACGATATATCGCCTCCCTTTTGGGGTGCGGCGAGTTTAGCCTTAATCCTCTGGGCTTAACAAGCCGGGACCGGCGGCCTGCGTTCCAGCAGCCATAGATCTGGATGTAGCGGCCACATCTTGCGCCCTAAGATCTCCCTTTGCCTTGAGGCGCGCCAGCCGATTCAAAAAATCGCGCTGCGCCGCCGGGTTGTCGAAGTTGGTCAACTGCCTGGCAATCTCGGCGCGCGTGTTTTCGTTCACGCCAGAAATCACCCTGTCATATGCAGACTTAACCCCGCGCACCAAATTCTGAAGAACTCCGCTAGTAGCGACATCAGCCATCGTATCGACCGCCGTGTCTGTCGCCTCTGCCAACTTTTCAGCGGTCTGCGAGTTGCCTCGCAGGAATGCATTGGTCTGCGCTGCGGTTCTCTCGGCGGCTATGCGACCCTGTAGGGCCTCCCGCCTCCTTTCCGGCGTGGCCGCCTCAAGCTTCGCGCGCGCGGCGGGGCTGCCCGCTACGGCGCGCAGAACATTAGGCTGCGACACGATGTCCGGCATTCCCTCGATGTTTTCGCGCAGCGCCTCGGTCACGCCGCGCTGGTACCACTTGCGCTGCGCAGGCGATGCCGTGCGCGTCATGGCGATGACATCCTGCAGGGATGCCTGCGGGAATTGCGCGCCGGCCTCCAATGCTTCCCGCGCCTGTGCTGGGCTGGCGTAACTTGCGCGTGCGCTTGAGTAGATGTCCCCACCAGGGGAAACATCTGCGGCGGAAAGCAACTGCCGACGCAGGGCGTCTACGATGTTGCGCTCCTCTCGCGTGTCTATGGTTACTGAGTCCGCCGGGCGCGGCCCCATCTGGAACTGCGGCTTCAGAATTTCGTCGAGGTTTTGCTTGATGCGGTCAACATCTCGGAACGTCGGAAGTCGCCGCAAAGCACCGGCGTCATCGTACAGCGGGTCCACGGAGCCGCCCCACCCGCGCCTTGCGGCTTCGCTTCTGCGCACGATGTCGCGCACGCGAGGGATGTCGAACAGGGACAGAAGTTGCGGCTCAGAGAGCGGCGGCAGCCCTTCAAGCTGGCCATAAAAGGGCGCAGACTCTGCGCGGGCCTGCGTGATTAACTCGTCCGCGCGCGCCTCTGCGTTGCCCGTGCTTCGCCGGCCAGTTGCGCGCTCTACCATGCGCACCACACGGCCTCGCTGACCTGCAGCGCGCCGTTCCAATTCGCCCTGTATGATGGCGCTGCCCTCACCGGGGAGTGTCCGCACGCCGCGCGCAAGTCGTTGCACGGGTTGGCCGCCTACATCTACGAGGCCAAGAGGCACGCCAAGCCGGCGCGACTGCTCCAGCTGCATGGCGGCGACATCTGGCGACACCCCCCCGGTTTCCATCGCCTTGAGGATCTTTGCCTCTGCGGCCGTGATGGGCGCCATCGGACTGGCCTCCGGCGTGAACGGAGCCATCGGCGACACGCCGCTTCTGCCAGCGCCGAGAAATTCCGTGACGCGCTTTAGATAGGGAGATGCCAGATCGGAAAGGCCGGCAAGAGACTGCATCCCGCCGCCGACCGCGCCGCCGATTCCGGCGCCCAACAGGCCGCCAGTAGCCGCGCCCATTGTGCGCTCATCCGGGTTGGCCGTGAGACCGCCCGCCAAAATGCCGGGGACGGTTCCGACGCGCGCGCCCTCCCGCACGGCCTGCCCGACGGTCTGCACGCTCCGCGCCGGCGCCCCGCCGCCGTAGAGCGCGTTCATCGTGAGCTGCAGGGCGCGGCCACCAGCCGCGCCGCCGGCCGCAATCGTGCCAGGGCCTGGGGCTGCGAGCGTGCCACCGAGCGTCGACATTACGACCGGGGTCACGGCGCCGAGCCCGGTGGCCGCGGCAGAGATGTAGGGGTTCTGCGATTGGAACGCCTCACGCTCACGACGCTGCCTCTCGAGAGAGGCGCGGTAGTCGCCGCCTGCAGCAGCCTCAATGGCGGCCTGCAATTCGTCCGCGCCGCCCAAGCTCATGCCTTGGGTGAACTGCTGGGCCACGCCCGAGATCATTCCCGGAGAGATTTTTTTAGCGTGTTGCCGATACGCCTCTTCTGGCGTCGCGGCTTCGTAAATCTCTCCATCTATTCTGTACTTCGGCATTTTTATCTCCGACGAGTCGGTGAGGGAAGGTCGATTATCCCGTCTTGATTTGGTTCGCGGCTGATTACTGAAGGCGGCGGAGGCGTGAAGTATTGGAATGCCTTGCCAGACCCCATAGCCATGTTCAAAATTTGCTGGTCAAGGGACTGCATCTTCAACTTGATGTCTTCTTCTGTATCACCCGGCCAAGGAAGATACATCGGGCCATAGTTGGTCCACTCGTCGTCGGTAATCGCCGCGCCGGATTCTTTGCGCAGAATGGCCGCCAAGACCTTGCGGCCCTCGGTATAGAATCGACGGCCCTCTGGAGTTGCAAAGCTGCGCGGCACAAGTGTATTGGAAAGGCCACCCAAAACACCCTCAGATGGCGGCCCTGCGGCGGCCTTATCGCGCTGGGTCGGCTTGTATCCAGACCTCAAAACTTCAGCCATCACGGGCAAAGAGCTGACCATTGTCGTGGTGTAAAAACGCGACTTTTCCTCTCCTTCAGTCAGCTTTGGAAAGTCGCCCTGCGGGAAACTGAAGCCGGGAACGGCGGGCGCAGGGCCGGCAGCCGGTGGCGCCCCAAGTGTGGTTGCCTGCGGCGCACCGCCACCGCCCACGGCCGCGCGCGCGCCGGGCGCCATCCCCTTCGGGAACGTCTGCGTGGTGCCGTCGTTGAAGTAGACGATGACCTGCCCGCCGAGGTCCACCTCGCGCACCGGGGTCTTGGCCTCGGGCGCCTTGGGCGGCGCCGTGAACCCACCCGTGAGCGGGTTGTACACCGACCCGCCCACCGTGCGCCCGAGGGCGCCCTCGGTGGCGAGCTTGGCGAGATCCGGCGCCATCTGGCCGAGGTCGCGCCCCGCCTGGGAGCCGTAGAGGGCCGCCATGGCGCCGCGCGGGTCTTGGCGGTACCGTGAGGACAGCTCGCCGCCCTCGCCGCCAGGGAGGCTCTCGAGCCGCCCGGCAGGGCCACCAAATAGACGCCCCACCACCTGCGGCATCAGCGCCTCGGCGGCGGCGTTGCGGCGCGCGTCGTCTGCGGCCTTACGCTCTGCGGCGCGGCTGGCGCGGGTAAGCGCGAGCGCCTCGCTGCCCGCCTCGGGCGAGCCCATGCCGCGGGCGATGATGCCGAGCACGGACAGGTTCGCCCGGCGGCGCTCCTCGGGGGTCATGGACTCCACATCCTCGCCCAGCAAGCCGCCGACGTAACGGCTAAAAAATCCGGGTTTTTTTGTTTTCTCTGCCATGTTCGTGGTCCTCAATCAAAGAGCAGGCCGCGCGTCTTGCGGCCGCCGTAGGCGCGGTACATCTTGCGGTACATCTCGAGCGGGTCGGCGTTGGTGGGCTCGCCCGCCCTGGACCGCAAGGTCGGCGTCAGGTCCATCTCTTCGGCGTCTTGGCTTTGCGCGCTAAGTCGCATGAGACCGCGCTCTACGCCGCCGCCCTCGGCGTACTGCGTGCCGTAGCGCTTGAGCATCTCCTCGTCGGCGTCGATCCTGCGCTGCGCCGCGCGGTCCGTCAGCTTCTTGAAAAAGTCCACCTCACGCCCTCCCGCGGCGCTTGGCGCCGACCTTCTTGTCCAACTCCTTCACGGCCTCGGTGAGCAGCCCGACCACCTGCGGCAGATCGTACTGGCGCATGTTGTCCGACTCGCGCCGCGAGACGGCCTCGGGCATGGCGCGCTCGACGGACTGGGCCGACATGCCCATGTCCTCCTCGCCGCCCCTGTCCTCGCCCTCGTTCTCGCCGTAGCCGTCCTCCCACTCGAACTCGATGCCCTTGAGCCGGCGCACCTTGTCGAGCGGGTTCTTGATGCCGCCGATGTTGCGCTTCATGTCCTCGTCGGAACCGGTCGGGAAAAACGCGCCGGCGACTTTTCCGGCCATGTCCCAGTATGACGGCCGCCCGGTCACGGTCCCGGTCTGGGTCACGTTGTACGGCGACGCCGACACCGCGCCCTGCCGGATCGCGAGCTGCCGCAGCGGGAACTCCTGCCGGCGGAGGTCCTCCTCGCG